TGGCTTCCGGCTACCACATGGGATGGTTTCGGAACAACGCGGTGGTCTTTAAGCAATACGGTGCTGCGTGCTATGATCGGATTATCGCAGAAGAAACGCCGCAAGCGGTGCGGCTGGCTGAATATCTAGCTGGCAATTCTCTCTAAACTTTATGGCTGACTTAAACTCACCAATCATTTCCGGCGATGTGTCCGGCGGGCTGCACTCAACGAGTGTAGATAAACTTAAAGGCTCTGCCGTATCTGCAACTGCACCCACCAACGGACAGACACTCGTTTGGAATGGCACGGCCTGGACGCCGGCAACGCCAAGTGCGGGGGGCGGCGGGGGAGCGAACGGCTTGACGTATTATTTGAATCAGGGCACCGATGCCGACGCGCCGACTACCAACCTGCCCGGCACACCAAAGCAGCTTGGGCGCAGTGCTGACGCGAGCCAGACAACTGCCGCGAGTGGCACGTTAACATCGCAGACGTGGACACAGTTTGCCGGATTTGTCACCGAGTCCACGCCGCAGGATCCGGGCTCAACTGACATCCCGGCGGGGTTGTGGGACGTAAACTGCTGGCTCTTGGGGGTGGCTAGCAACAACCACGCAAATCAGGTCCGCGTGAAGGTGTTCAAGTACAATGGCGCCGACGCGCCTACGCTGCTCGCGACCTCCGCAGCGGTGACGATTGGCACGACTGCCGCGCTTGTCGGCTTTACCGTGATTGTGCCCGAAACCGCGATGCTGGTGACAGATCGCATCTTTGTTACGCTGGAAGCATTCGCGACTGGCAACAACCACAGCGTCACTGGGCAGTTTGGCGGCAACACGCCATCGCACGTCCACACGTCCCTCGGGCTTGTGGCAGGCACGGGCTTATGGAAGAACGTCGCAGGCACACTGCAATCTCCCGCGAGCCTGCTGGTTGACGCAGATGTGGACGCTGCTGCGGCAATCGCGCAGAGCAAGATCAATAATCTTACTACAGATCTTGAAGCAAAAGCAGGCACAGCGGTTGTGCAAGTTTTTACATCAGGAGGCACTTGGACCAAGCCTACTGGAGCAGTTGCCGTTTATGTTGTTGTAATTTCTGGCGGCGGCGGTGGCGGGTCTGGCCGTAAAGGTGGCGTTGGAACTCAGGCTTCTGGTGGTGGCGGCGGCGGTGGTGGGTCTTATTCGGTGAGAAACATTTCTGCCGCGCTACTTGGTGTAACAGAAACCGTTACCGTTGGAAGTGGAGGCATTGGCGGCGCGTCTGTGACTACGAACAGCACAAACGGCAACACTGGAGGCGCCGGGGGAAACTCTTCGTTTGGCACTTGGATACAAGTAGCTGGCGGAGGCGGAGCGGGAGCCGCTACCAATGCAACTGGTCCAGCAGGAGCTTCATCGAGTGCTCGCGCAATGTTCCAAGGCGGAAATGGAAGCACGGGCGGAGGAGGTGCTGGTGTAGGTGGAGTTAATAGCACTACAGCAGGAGCAGGTGGCGGAAGTGGAGGTGGATTACCAGTATCCGCAACAGTTGGATTTGCTGGAGGCAATGGTGGGACCGCTCTTGGCTCTTGGTTGTCTGGTGGAACTGCAACGGGTGGAGTTATAGGAGGCAACGGAGGAACCGCTCCAAATGTTGCCGCAAACTTTGCTGCTGCTGGCAGTGCAGGCGCAGGTGGTGGATCAAGTGTCACAGGCAATGCTGGCAACGGTGGCAACGGTGGCATTTACGGCGGTGGAGGCGGCGGCGGTGGTGCAGGGCTGGATAATGTTGGCAACTCTGGCGCAGGCGGAAACGGTGCTCCTGGAATTGTAATTGTAACCACCTACTTCTAATGAGTTTCCTCTCAAAACTCCTCCCAACCATAGGCAGTCTCCTCGGTGGTCCACTTGGCGGGGCCGCCGTGGAGGCTGTTGGGAAGGCTTTGGGCATGAGCGAGGCGACTACTGAGAAGGTGCAAAAAGCACTGACCTCGGGCAACCTCACAGCCGAGCAGATTGCCGCTTTGCAGGCCGCTGACCTGCAACTTAAGACAAGAATGGCCGAACTCGGGATCGACGCCGAGAAACTGGCAGCAGAAGACCGGGCAAGCGCACGCACGATGCAGACATCAACGGGCTCATGGGTGCCGCCAGTGCTGGCTTGTGTCGTCACCGCTGGCTTCTTTGGCATCCTAATTGGCCTGCTCACCGGCGACCTAAAGCTCTGGGAAAGCACGACCCTTTCGCTGCTGATTGGCTCGCTTTCAACCGCATTCTCCGCCGTGTTGGCTTTTTATTACGGCGCATCATTTAAACCGCCATCAAAATGATCGAGGAACTCAAACACGCCGGGATTGATCTGGGGCTCGCGCTCGCGGGCTTTGCTGGCAGTGTTTTGATGTCCAGTAAAGAGGCAGGGCGGAATCTGACAAAGACCCTTGCAAGCCTGCTCGGCGGGGCAGCATCGGCCAATTACGTCACACCGCTCATTCTCAAGATTGCCAAGCTAGACGGTGACCCGCAGTACGCTTTTGCCGCAGCTTTCTTGCTCGGCTTCTGCGGATTGAGGGCAGTCGAACTAATCTCCTCCAAACTCATTTCTGATGACTCCAGCCACGGTAATAAACGCAACCGCTAACGCGATTCTGGCAGTCTCGGCGCTCCACCTTGTCTTTCGGGTTTTTGGACATCCAGAGAGCGCAATCTGGCGCAAGCCGTGGGCAGCAGTGCTGTGCAAGACCGCGACAACCATCACGGTTTGCGGCGCAATCTGGAATCTGCTAACTCTATCCAGTCCAGCAGCATCCGAGGTGATGCTCAATATCGGCATTTCGCTGAACTTTCTTTGGATCTCCTATTTCTTTTATGACCGTGCTTCCAGTACCGACCATTCCCGCGTTTCAAGCCAAGTACCTCGGCGCAACTCCACCCGCCGGGCTCCAAGTGCTGGCTCCCGTAAAAAGAGTGCTGCCACCCGCAGGAATTGACGGCAACGGACTTCCGCCCGATAAGATTTCGCCTTACAGTGGGATCTATGATGCCAACGGACAACTCCCGCGAGTCCCAGGGCCAGGATCTACTTTCATCGCTCGTGTCTAACCATCGCCACTTATTCGACCTCGCTACCGTTAATCTGGCAAACGTGGGCGCACTCGCGCTTTCGTTGTCAGAGGTCGAACAGTGGTTGCGCGTGGCGGGATGCCTTCTCGCCGCAGTCTTCACCGCACTTAAGATCGTCGAAACCATCCGCAGTCTCCGCAAATGAATCTCTCACCACGCGGCATCAAATCCATCATTGCTTGGGAAACGGGCGGCGAGTCGTATTACGACCGAAACCCAGAATGGCCTGGCGAGCAGTCTGGAATCACAATCGGCGTGGGATGGGATCTCGGGCACACTCCAGCAAGCGAAACAAGCCGCGCTTGGGCGCCGCATTTGGACGCGAAAACACTGGCCGCACTGGTGGCTGTTTCTGGCCGCAAAGGTGCAGACGCTCAGGCGGTGCTGCCGCACGTCCGGCATTTGGTTGTGCCGTGGGCTGCCGCACTGGCAGTTTTTGAGGCAGTGACGATACCGACTTGGTATCTGCGGACACTTCGCATTTACCCGCAGGCTCAGGCGCTGCACGGTGATTGTGCTGCGGCATTGGTGAGCCTGGTGTTTAATCGCGGCGCTAGTTTGACCGGGGAAAGGCGCAGCGAGATGCTGCGGATTCAAGAACTTCTCCGAGTCAACGAACTGGCACAGATTCCAGCTCAGTTCCGCGCCATGTGCAGGCTCTGGCCTAATTCCAAAGGGCTCCGCAGGCGCAGGGAGGAAGAGGCCGAACTGTTTGAGTCCGGCCTCGTCCCGGCTGGCGATTAAGCCTCCGCCCCGTCGTACACGCCGACACAGGCTCCAGCCTGGTGCTGGACCTCGTACCAGGCAGCCTTCACGGCGCCGCGCTTAGTCTTGAGAGACGATTTGATGCGCTCAATTTGCTTTGCAGCTTTACCGCTGGCGAGACTGTAAGCGTGTTCAGCCTTAAGGGCTTTTGACACAGCTTTTTTTAGGTTGGCAACGTGCGGTGCAGCTTCTTTGACGGTGCGGGGCTTACGGGTTTTGACTGGTGCTAGTGTTTCCATAACTCCGCCAAGATATACTTTTTCCGAAAAGCGCAATAGCAATTTGCCGAATGGTGCGCAGGGAGAACCTGCGACGGGTTGCAATTCCCCATGAAACAAAGGCATTTGCGTTGATGACGAAAAACACGGGGTAGACAGCAAAGCGGGCTTTGCTAATGTGCAAGCATGATTGTCATGCCCGCAAACGCCACAGGATGGTTCTGGCACTGCCTTGCCAGAGAGACGGGGCGGATTGGGCATTTGTTTTCACCTGGGGCCCAGCGTGGTCCGTGGCCGTGGTTTCCGTATGCACTGGACAATGGTGCTTTTGCCGCGTGGGATCAGCGTGAAAACATTTGGTGCGAAGATGCTTGGGACGTGGATGCGTGGCGCAAAATGATCCGTTGGGCGCAGGCACAGGCTCAACAACCACGGTGGGCTATTGTGCCGGACTGGATCGGAAGTGGAGAACGTACAATTGAGCGTTGGTATCAGTTTGAGAAAGAGGTGCCGTTTGCAAAAGCTCTTGCAGTGCAAGACGGAATGAGCGTAGCACAGGCTAGAGACATCAACCCAGATGTGATTTGCGTGGGAGGAACAACGGATTGGAAATGGGCGACCGTTGAGATGTGGGCAAAATCCTTTCCTCGCGTCCACGTCTTGCGCGTCAACTCACCACAAAAACTAGCTTATTTGGACCAGCTCGGCGTTGAGTCTTGTGACGGCACGGGCTGGAACCGGGGTGACAGAACGCAAACCAGAGGGCTGGAACTTTGGGCGCGTCAAAATCCAACTCCAGTGCAATCCATGCTTTCCGATTACGTTTGCAAACAACCAGACAAACAGCAGCTTACATTTTTATGAGTCCACACGAACATCACGCTGAATGGTCAGCGGTAAACCATCCACCGCACTACACGACCCATCCCTCTGGGATTGAGGCAATAGAGCTTTGCCAACACGAAAACTTCTGCATTGGCAATGCTCTCAAGTACCTGTTGAGGCACCAGAAGAAAGGCGAGCCAGTGCAGGACTTACGCAAGGCGATTTGGTACATCGAACGGGAAATTGACCGGCTACAAAACTATGGTGACTAGACTCTTAAAATACCTGAGACAGCGTGCCGATTTCTTTTTTAAGCACGGTCATCGCGGGCCAGAACATGACGAAGTTCACACGCTTATTGAGCATCTGCAGTTGTCCGAAATTGCAGACGCAAACCCGACAAAACGCCGCAAGTGGGTAAGCGTGAACATGTGGCTGTATCCTGGGCAGGTGATTCTAGTAATTGATGATGAGCAACTAGCAAAAGATGAACACTGAAAAAACACTCCGAGAACACTGCCGCGAAATGGGAAAGCGGGGCGGCGCAGTAAAGTCCGAAAAAAAAGCAGAGGCAGCGCGCCGAAATGCAAGCAAGCCGCGTCCTAAAGCGCGGGAACTCAACGCTTTGAGGCGGGCTAAAAAAAGTGAAACAAATAGCTAGCCAAGCGCGGTTGGCTGGCTATAGTTAGCGACATGAAAGCAACCCCAATCGGAATGATCGAAATAGGAGCAAAAGTGTATGTCAAATCTGTAAACGCTTTTGGAGTTGTCGAAGACAACACAAACGGCCGCTACCTAGTGGTTTTTGGCTCCGATGCTCTGGATGAGATTTTTGGAATCTACGACCGAAACGACCTTCGCTGTTACTAGGCCGAAACGCCTACGGGCGTCTGCGCGGTGATGCCGCCACTGACGAGGCCGTCAGAGTAAAACAACAACCAACCAACAAATGAGCACTTCACACTACAGCAGGCCGTACAGGCCCGCACACGTCGCACCAAACACGCGCAAGTTCACTTTCGCCAAGATCGCGACCATTTGCGCACTTCTCGTTGCGGACCTTCTGGCACTCATCGGCAGCACTAACTTGGGCGAGGCTCTCGCGCTGGTGTGCTTGGTAATCGTCAATTTGTGGGCTCTTAACTGGAGCAAGTAATGAGCGGGATGAACGGTTCGATGAACGGGAAGCCGTGCTGGAGTCCAGCAGCACGGACTAAGGTCTTCGATTTCGGACTCGGACTGGAACCAGAGGACGAGCGCGAAGCAATACTGGCAGAAGCCGCAGAGCTGGTACGGGCTGGCATCAAAGCCGGGCTAGTCAAACCGGCTCAGGCTCCAAAGCCAGCTAAACCGCCGAAGACGGAAAAGTATGGGGCAGGCTGGAGGTTTATTAACTGCGCACAGTGCGGCATCCAGTTCTACAGAGGACACATCGGGATTAGCAAATGCTCAGTGTGCAGGCTGCCGCCGGTTGTTTGTGATTGTGGCAAAACCTTTCAGCCACTTCATAACAAGGCAAAAACTTGTTCAGTAAAGTGCGCAATGGAGAGACAACTTGCGACATTCCACGCTCGACGCGAGGCCAAGAAAAAAGCCGAGATTCTGGTGGAGTGCATCATTTGCAAAGAGATGCAGCCAAGACGGCAAGCTGGCGGCACATTTGCCAAAACATGCTCGAAAGAATGCGCCAGCGTGTACCGCAAGCAAAAGGGCGCAGAATATAAACAATCCAGAACAATCAAATGAAAATTAGACACAGTAGTTTACCGAAGCTCGCTTTGTGCGGGCAATACGAAGGCGCGCCTGGCACCAGTCCGGCAGCAGAACGCGGAACCAAACTAGACGCAGCTTTTAGGCACGCCTGGACACATGGAGAGTTTCCCAACTGGGATTTGCCAGAGGAAGACGCGCAGGCAGTTCGGTGGGCAATTGACCAGTGCATCAGACTTAGCGGCGGGGCTGACAAGCTCACGACTGACGAAAACAAATGCCGCATCCACACCGAAGGGCTGGAGCACCGAGGAACCGCTGACGGCGTGGCTATCAAAGGCCGCTGGCTCATCGACCTTAAGTCAGGCCAAATCTATGACTACCAGGCACAGATGGCAGCTTATGCGCTGGGGCTGATGCAAGAGCACTTCGTGGGCGAGTGGACCACTCATTTGTTGTTCTGCGATCAACGCCAGG